GCCTGGCAGCGCTTCATATCAAGAGCGGATACATCCCGGTAGATTACCAGGACTACGCAAGCGAGGCCGAGGAATGGGCGGATCTTATAGCAGACAACCGACTGGCCGAACTCTCAACCCTTGACACAGGAATGCTGGTCGATTTAATCAACGAGAGGAAGACCTGGCGGCCATCATAGCAGCTCTTGAAGGAGCAGACGACACGGTGGACGACAAGGCCGACGATGTACCGGAGAGCAAGAACATACCAATGACCAAGGCCGGAGACATCTGGTTCCTTGGAACACATAAGCTGATATGCGGCAGCGCAACCGACAGAGAGGCCATCGAAAAGTTGATGGCCGGAGAAAAGGCTCAAATGGTCAATACGGACCCACCATACGGCGTGAGCTACGAGACCCAGAGCGGCAAGTTCGACATGATCAAGAACGACGACCTGATGGGCGAGCTTTTAATACCGGCATTCAAGAACTATGTAGAGTTCACGGATCCGGACGCAGCTTTTTATATCTGGCACGCCAGCAGCACCAGGCGAGACTTCGAGGACGCCATGACAGCTGCAGGCCTGCTGGAGAAGCAATACATCATCTGGATAAAGAATGCACCGGTGCTGGGCCACGCAGACTACCAATGGGCACATGAACCGTGCTTCTATGCAGAGAAGGCCGGCCAGAGCGCTCACTTCTATGGAGACAGAGCTCAAAGGACCACCTGGAAGGTAGTTCTCCGGGATAGTAACCAGATGGCGACAGTCCTCACAGGAGGCGTGGTGTTGACCGACGGAGCAGGAGGTAAGGTATTCCTTAACGACAAGCCACCAAAGGGCAAGAAGATCAGGTATATACGCTTAAGCGAAGGCAAGAGCGTCTGTCTGTACCCGGAAAGCAAAATATCAACCGTCTGGGAGGTAGCCAAGGAAACCGGCACCGAACACCCGACACAAAAGCCGGTAGAGCTCGCAATTAGAGCGATAGACAATAGCAGTAAGCCAGGAGACCTGGTGCTTGACTTCTTCGGAGGCAGCGGCAGCACGCTGATAGGCGCCGAAATGGCTGGCAGGCGATGTAACACAGTGGAACTGGATCCAAGATACTGCGATGTAATCATTAACCGGTATGTACGCTTCACAGGAAATATCGGAGTGACCTGCCTACGAGACGGCAAAGAGCTGGCATACATGCAGCTGAAGCAAGAGAACGATAAGCTCAATGGTATCTCGGAGGAGGCATAGATCCTTGAACCAAAGTAACCACACCAAAAATGAAATATTCAGCATATAACGGCAGGTCGCAATAAAGGCCTGCCTTTTAATATTCAGGAAAGGAGGTAGCAGCATGGGAAAACGCAAAGAGAGCGTCTATCCATGGGAACGGATCCCAGGGGAAACACCCAGGGAATATCAGAAATTCTGTGCATACCGGGACATGAATACTGCAGATAGGCCGATCCGGACGCGCAGCCTTCCGAAGTTGACCAAGGAGATAGGTTTTTCTCTGGACCACTTAAAGAAGTTAAGCACCAAGAACGACTGGGTAAGCAGAGCAGCTGCATACGACGCATACCTGGATGAGCTGGCCAGAGAGCAGAACGAGGCAGAGATCATCAAGATGCGAAAGAACCATGCACTGCTGGCCTCTCAAATGATCACCAAAGCAGCCAAGAGGCTGTTCACCATGCCGGAAGAGGAGATCACCGCAGCCGACCTCGTGCGCCTGGTCGATGTCGGAGTGAAAATCGAAAGATTGAGCCGCGGCGAATCCACAGAAAATAGACAGATAAGCGGAGAGGCAAAGGTCGTTCACCAAGGGGAGGTCACCGTCAAGAACCCAGACAACCTGGACCTTTCTCGTTTATCTGATGAGGAGCTAACCGAGCTTGAACAGCTACTGGAAAAGCTACATTCAGAGTCCGATGTTTGATGTTGAAACTCTGCGAGAAGTGATCATGAGAGAAAAAGCAGAGCGCAACCTTTCAGAGTTCATCAAACAAGCGTGGCACGTTATCGAACCAGGCACGCCGTATGTAGAGAACTGGCACATTGATTTAATAAGCGAGTATCTCCAGGCGGTGGATAACAGCGAGATATTGAGGCTTATAATCAACATCCCGCCACGGCACATGAAATCCATCCAGACAACCGTGTGCTACCCAGCCTGGTCATGGATTAAGAAACCGGAAAAACGCTTCATCAAGGTTTCATACAGTGACAGCTTATCCAGGAAGCACAACGTGCTCTGCAGAGATATCATCAGGAGCCCATGGTACCAGAAAAACTGGGGAGACCGGTTCAAAATCAAGGACGACGTCGACAGGCAGGACGAGTTCAAGAACGACCACCACGGAATGATGTTCTCCACCAGCGTCGGCGGCCGATTAACCGGTGAAGGTGGAGACGTAATCATCGTGGACGACCCGCAGAACCCTCTCATGGCCAACAGCGCCACAGAGAGAGAAGCGTCGATAGCTTTCTTCAAGAACACCCTGCAGACCCGTCTGAATGACCCGAAAAAAGGTGCAATAATCATCATCATGCAAAGGCTACACGAGAACGACCTGACCGGTTACATCTTATCAGAGCAGCTGGGATACGAACATGTGTGTCTGCCAGCAGAGACACCGGAGCGAACAATTATTCATTTTCCAATAAGCGGCAGGGAAATCATCCGGGAGGAAGGAGACCTTCTCAACCCGCAGCGTTTCGATAAAGAAACCTTGGAAGGCCTCAAAAAGTCCATGGGAAGCGCTCAATACGCCGGCCAGTTCCAGCAGACACCGGCGCCGGCAGAAGGTTTAATCTTCAAGAGGGAATGGCTGGGGAATTTCTTCAAGACAGCACCTCACCAGAGCATGCTTATTCAATCCTGGGATATGCCGTTCACCAAAAGCGAAGGCAGCGCCAAATGTGCCGGTATTGTCATGGGAAGAAACGGAGCCAATATTTACATCCATGACCTGGTGAACGACAAAATGACATTCACCGAGAGCGCGGCCGCGGTTCGAACACTAACCGGCAAGTGGCCAAAGGCCAGAGCGAAGGTTATAGAGAACAAAGCCAACGGACCGGCCATTGTCGACTACCTAAAAAAAGAGATCCCAGGCATGGTAGAGTTTAACCCAAAGGGAAGCAAGGAAGAGCGTGCAATCAGCGTAACGCCTTACTTTGAAGCGGGGAACATCTGGTTCCCGGATCCGGAAACGCACCCATGGGTGCACGACCTGATCAACGACCTTTTGATATTTCCAAAGGGAACATACAAGGATACCGTAGACGCCCTGGTGCAGGGCATTCTTTACCTAATGGATAAACCGGCAACGACAGGACCGCCGAAGCAGGAGACCCTGACAAAGTCGAGTTATTGGAGAGTTTAACACCAAGCACCATACAAGCACCATACAAGTACAGTGCTTGCCCGATACAAGCACCAACCCAGCACAAGACGAGTACAGGAAGACCATCGTTTTTGAACGAGACGAGCACCAAAAAGACAAAAAAGCAGTTTTTCAAAGAAATGCACAAAGAACCGGAAAACGCAACGGAGACGTAATTCTTCAAAAAGGAACACGTCGAAAAGCCAGTGGTTACAAGGTTTTCAGCAAAGCACCATACAAGCCCGGTGCAAGCACCATGCAAGCATGAGGAAAGCACAGTTCTTTCCTCGCCTATTACTGGTACCCTATTACCTATTACCTATTACCTATATCCCTATACACCGTTAACGCCAAAAGGCGAAACGCGGACCGGATAGGAACCATTTTTATTACAACGCTTTTCAAATGAGGCGGAGGAAGGAGGAAACATACATGGCGAACAACAGCCTAAAAGAAATCGGTCGAATAGGCCAAAAGAGATACGGCGGCTTTTTCTACGAGGAGTTTCTGAAAGAGCTTCAGGGAAGAAAAGGCATAAACGTCTACAAGGAGATGAGCGAGAACGACGACGTCATAGGCGCGATAATTTACGCCATCGAAATGCTCATCCGGCAAGCCTCATGGAGCGTGCAACCGGCAGGGCTTACACCAAAGGACGAGGAAGCAGTCGATTTTATTTATTCGTGCATGGACGACATGCAGGACACATGGACAGACACCATATCCGAGATTTTGTCGTTTTTGACATTCGGATGGAGCGCCCACGAACTCGTGTACAAACGGAGGAGCGGCAAGAGCCGCGACCCACGCCTGAACAGCAAGTACAACGATGGGCTGATCGGATGGATGAAGCTGCCGATCCGGGCGCAGGAGACGCTCTGGGAATGGAGATACGACAACAACGATAACCTCGTCGGAATGGTACAGCTTCCGCCCCCGGACTTTCAGCTCATAGAGATACCCATAGAGAAGCTGCTACTTTTCAGGACCAAGAGCAGGAAGGGCAATCCGGAAGGACGCAGCATCCTCCGGAACGCATACAGGCCGTGGTACTTCAAGAGGCGCATACAGGAAATCGAAGGAATCGGCGTCGAGCGTGACCTCGCGGGCTTCCCGGTTTTGACCGCCCCGGAAGGAATGAACATCTGGGACGATGACGACCCGGACATGGCCGCGATAAGAGTCGCAGCAGACAAGGTCGTGCA